AGAAACTCATCAGTTCGTCTTCTTCCCATTTGTTCTAATGAGAATCCTTCGATAGCTTGCTTATATCTATTTTCATAATATTGCAACATATCATTTGGACCCTTCAAAAATCCATAAGCCTCAACTAGGCAAGCATATAATAAGCCATTGGGAAACTGTTGACTTAAATATGTATTAGCAGTTGTAGCGGATAATCCAGTTGGTTTCAAGATATAATTCACTTGAATTGTATAAGCTTGATCTGGGGTTGGAGCTACAATAACAGTATCTTCATCCCAATTTGCATAATATTTAGGAATTCCTGTTGTATTACTTTGATTATATTCATTAATAAATGTCATATCTCTAACATCTAAAAAAGATATAGTTCCATCTGTATTAAATACTTGTGCAGATCTAATAACTAATAAATCTGCTGGTGTATTAAAATATTTTTGAGTTACAACAACTGAAGCTGTTGCATATTTTCTATTATTATCAGAATCTACATCTCTTAATATTCTAAATTCAGCGTCTTGAATAAATCCATCAATAATAGTTGCTGTTAATACATTAGAATCTACTTCTGTATAATTTCTTATTTTAGTAACTAATTCTGTGTATGTCATATTAAGCCTGTAGTGTAACCGGTCCTGCAGAACATTGTGCCCCGCCACCAGATATATTTCCTGTTGTTGCCGTACTTGTACTTAAAAAATAAAAATAATTTAAAGTATCACTTACAATACCAGATGAATCAATTTTTCCAACTGTAATTGTAAATCCATTGGCATTTGAAATATCTGTAACATTATCAAATGATGGAACATCATCAAAAGAATCTTCTCTAGTTGGTGTACCTACTATATTAACTTGTGGAGGCCCTCTAAATCTTACGATATTACCAGTAGATCTCTCATGATCTTCTGAATAAACATTAATATAAGTAGAACCTGCATACTTAGTCGTTGAAAAGGGATTTAAAGTTAAAGCAATAATTACTGGTGGTTCTTGTCTATCAGGATGGGCATATCTTAAACCTTGTGGATCAGCTGTAGTTGGTTTTGGATCTAATTGAGGTTGTTTTGGTTCGTATTCTGAAACATGTACCCATGAACCATTCCATTCTTGAACCATTTCTTGATATGGAAATCTACAACCAGAACGGTCAGAGATCATGTATGCAAATCTACCGCTTGAGTTTTTAGACATTTGGATAATAAGTTTTTGGAGTTATAAATGAACTTGAAGAAGATCCATCACCATCTAATGCTCTTAATAATTCATCTTCATAAAATAATTTTAGTTCTTGTGTTCTTTGTGGAGCAAGTTTCAATGAAACATAATAGGCAAGTCCCGCGCACATGCAGGGAACAAATCTATATGGAACATCTGTTGCATTTGTATAAGCTCCAACATCTTGAATTCTTTTAGCATAGTAATATTGCATTACATTATTTACCTGTGATGCTCCTGGAGTTAAATATAAAGTAATTGTAATTTTATCTATAAATCTTTGTACATAGTATTGTGTTGGTTGACCCTGTGAATATTTAGATGATAATCCACTGTAAGCTGATCTATTAATTTTAGTAAGTGGAAAATCAACAACTGGTGTTTGTTCTGTGTTTCTATAAACTGCTTCTAAAATATCATCGGGTCCATAAGTAATAGAATTATAATCATATACAGTTGCATTATCTGCATGAATTGCAGCAGTTGTGCTATTAGCACCTCTGACACATCCTGTAATTTGATTATTACTTGTATTTGTACCTGTGTAAGTAATTTGTTCTGAATCTATTAATAAAGTTCCAGTCGTTGGAAACTGCCAAACTGAATCTAATGTAATTGTAGTTTGAGATGCAGTGATTGCACCATCTAAATAACTAAGTGTTCCATCTGAAGTTCCATCAGATGTTGATCTATAAATAGTATATGTACTTTGTCCTTGGATCATTGAGATAGTATTACTTGCTACTTCCCAATAATGAAGACCTCTGTTTGCCCATTCCTGGAACATTATATTAAGAGATCTTCTTGTAGATTCTAAATCTTGTCCAGTTCTTGGTGCAGATAAACCAATTCTTTCGTAAGCCTCTTCTATAATTTTATCTATATAAAAGGTCTTTTCAAAAGTTGTAGTTCCAGAAGTAGTATTAGCCATTTAGCTTCTCCTACGCTGTTAAGCCTGAACCAGAAAATTTATCTGTTAATAATGTAACTGCTCTAACATTTGTTAATGTTGAAACATAAATTCCTTTTGGGAATAAAATTCCATCTTCAGGAAAACTAAAATTAATAACATCACCACTTGGTACATCAGCTGTAAACAAATTTGATCCAGCTTGACTTGTTGTTGTTAATCTTACAATTCCTATACCACTACTATTAGATGCAATAATAATTCCTCTAAGTCTCACTGGAGGAGCAACAATTGCAGTAGAAGTAGTTGCTGTAAATCTAGTTGCTTGTATATCGCCTTTGTAACTTCCCATTTTTTTCTCCTTATATATTAAGGAGCCCTTACGAGCTCCTTAAAAATTAATTATTATACCGCAGCACTAAATGGAGTAGCTGGTGTACCTGTGTTACTTGAATTTACAGTTACCGCCCATTTACCTGTTGTTAATGCAACACATTCAATTATTGAAGGTGCAATTCCACCTGTATCTGAACCATTTAAAGTAATGGTATCAGATGCTGACGCTGTATTAAATCCAACAGCATTAGCCGAGGTGTCATCTAAAAAGTAAGCACGACCTGACATAACGTCCGTTGCGTTTGCAACTTGTACAATTAAAGAACCAGTTTTAGTGGTATCAGAAAAAATTGTAAATTTTGCGCCAATGTTATTTGAGTTGTTGTAGTCTGCTCCTGGTCCAGCAACTGCTGAATTAGCTGTAGCGTTGATTGCTGGTAACGTATAAGTTACTGCACCTGCACCACTATTGTAGACTATTCTTCCTGCATGCTCAGCAACTGTTAAAGCTGTACTTGAGTCTGCAGTTATTACGTTTGCAGGTCCCGTTTGTATAAATCCAGATTTGGATATTACTGGTCCTGAAAAAGTTGTATTTGCCATAGTTTTATTCTCCTAGTTATTCCAATCTAGTCTCTAGGCCGTCGACTATACGCGTCTAGATCAGAAGTTAATGTATAGTGACTAAGATATAACTGAATTTATTAAATAGCGCAAGGGATACCTACATCGAAAATCTACTTTTCGGATATAGCTAGGTTTTTAGCCTGCTATAGAAAACTCAGGAGCAGCCATCTCTACTTTAATTTGTCTGTAAGCTATTTCAGCTTCAGACGCTTTAATCTGGTTAATGATTCTTCGAATTTCTTCGTCAATCTTAACCATATCAAGAGTATATATTCCCTCTTGAATGTAGTGTTGCTCCCAATCAAGTTCTAATGACCTTTTCTTCGTATAAAGGTTTTGAACTGATATCATCTACGATCTCCTCATAGGTTATCCAGCATTTATCTTTAGCAAAAGATCTCATACTGTCTTTGAATATTACCCCATTTTGTCCTACTTTGTCAAGGATAGCTAACTCTATACTTTCTGCACTATCTTCAGCTTCAATATCAAAATCAGCTTTATAACCATACGCTCTAATTTTAACTTGAAACAATTTTGTCATAATTCATTCTTTCTAACATATTTAAGGGGCCCCATAAAGAGACCCCTAAAATAAAAAATGCTTATATATTAAGCACCTGGTGAGCCAAACATACCTCTAGGGTCAGACCAACCGAAGCTGTATCTTTCTCTAGCTTTGTATCTAACGTTACCAGTATCAAAATCACCTTCCATAGCAGTTTTAATAGCTGCTCTTACGAACATCTTTAAACCGTTTGGAACGTCAGTTTTGATAAAGAATGCATCAGAATCAGTTAAGAAATTATTCACAGTATAACCTTGTGGAATCATTCCTAATGATTTGATTGCATTGATATCGTTATCAGCTGTAGCAGTTCTACCTTGAGATGCCATTAATCTCTCCGCAGTGAATTGTAATTCACTTGGAATAATTAATTTAACACCTCTCGCAGCAATCTTTAAACCACGTTCATCAGTGAATGCATTGATATCAATCAATGATTGTTCTAATGAAGTTTCGTTTAAGTCAGCCGGAGTTGCAAGTTCATTTCTAAATGAACCAGCAATAGTAGGATGTGACTGATCTAATAAAGGAGATCCGTCGCCACCTGGGAACGAGCTTGAAAACGCATTATTAAGTACGTTTGCAGCAGTTACCTGCTTAGTGTTTGCCATAGATCTTGCTAAAGCTTTTGTATATCTAGACGCAAGTCTATCATACAAATTATCTTCAATCGCTTCTTCAGTGATTGAGAAAGCAAGCGCTACGGTGTTATGTGTGTATCTAGCTGTGAATGTTTCTTGAGCATTGTCAAAAGTTACTCCAGAACCTTCTGGTTTAACTTGAGCATTTGCGAAACCTGATAACATAACTTCTTCTTCAAAAGCTCTGTCAGATGTTTCTATGTCAAAAATTTCAGCATGCTGATTTTCATAACGTTTGTACTCCAGGCCGAATAGTGCATTCAATCCTGGTTCTAGTTCTTTAACTAGCTGTCCTCTTGATATAGCCATATTCTTATACTCCTGTAGTTGTTGTGAACTGATGTTTATTAATTCTAGCTACAAACACAACGTGTGATTGAAGAATATTATTGTCACCAGTATCTTTTGTTGTACCAAGTACCTGTAAATGAAGATTGCTTGTTGTTGCCAACGTTGAATCATTCAATCTAGTTCTAGATACAAAGTTTGCTGAATCTCCAGCCAAATAAGTTATATTCGCATTTAAGAATATATCTGTTTGAGCTGAAGCGCTTGTATTATTAGATCTGATCTCAAATCTTTCATAAGGATCGTCACTTACGAATGCAACAATATCACTTGCCGCAACGTTAGGAACATAATTCCTCCATGTTGGTTTTTGAGTCGTTGGATCAGTGTAGAAAGCTCCATTAAGTGAACCTAATAATGTATCGCCTGCTGCCGCAACTGTTATAGTTCCAGTGTTAGCTGCTTCCACAGCATCATTGAAATATATAATAGTTGGGCTTGAAGCCACACTATATTCACTTAAACCTTGAGCATCTCTATTTTGACCAACTTTACCAATCGGTCGTAGACCAAAGCCTACTGAGCTTCTATTAGCCATAGTTTTTT